CGCCTAAACTCGCTTCTTTGTTACCTAAGATGCTGCCTGAGCAGTGGTCGTCCACTAACTACCGCAAGTGGCTAGTGGGACACATACACCATCAGACTCTGTTAGAGACAGACAACGGTGTATTTGTGGAATCATTCGCAACACTAGCTCCACCTGACTCGTGGCATGCAGGGGCAGGATACGGTGCAGCATCAGCCATGCACCAAATAGTCTTCCATAGGGAAGGCGGTGAAGCATTACGCCATATCTATCAACTCAGAAGCAGCCGCAAGACAGCTGATTTAACGCTATAGGTGCAGTATGGAAGACCGACTCTCAAGAGTAGAAAAGAAGATAGACTCTCTACAAGAGGCCATTATTTCTCTAGCGCGAGTAGAAGAAAGGTTAGTCACGGTCTTCAACCGTCAGTCTAAGATCGAGTCACAGGTAGACAGCATGGAGCAGAAGATGGACTCTATGGCAGAAAGCATTGCTACCTCGATGGCAACAGAAAGAATTGTTTGGATATTACTTTCCGCAGGTATTGCGGCTTTCTTTGGATTTATGGAGTAACTATGAAAAAGCTACTGATCATCTCTGTTATGTTCCTTGCGTCATGCTCGTCATTAGAAGTCATTGACGGCGCAGTAGAAAAATACTGCGAGCTGTCTCCCACCCAACGACTAGCTAACCGCGAAGCTATTGCTGATGTAGTAGCACCTAACACTATTCAAATTGGATGCGTAGAAAATGCAGAAGATAGCCTCTAAGCTGTCACTAGACGCTTACAAAGATGACATAGTTGGCGCTATCAAGATAGAGAATAAGCTAACCTCTACTGTGGCGTATGTTAAATGTACGCCTGAGTGCAACTATGTCGTCTTTCGCGGCACTAACTCTTTGGGTGATTGGTTCTTTAACCTGTCAGCAGTCCCTGCATACTACAACAGGCGGTGGACTCACGGTGGGTTTGCTCTAGCACACAAGTCAGTGTGGAAACGAATTAGACGTTTACTCGACCCTAACAAGAAGACTTTGGTAACAGGGCATTCTCTTGGTGGGGCGTTAGCTGAATTATCAGCGTGGGCTTGCAGGGACTTTACAGACCTTACGATGATTACCTTTGGAAAGCCAAGGGTCTTTCTTCGCGGCTCTAAGAAACAAATGAACCATGACGCACAAATCTCTTACGTCTCAGGTAGTGACGTTGTAAGTCGTATTCCTAGGATTGGATACAAGCCTGACGCAAACCAAGACTTAGTATACTTTGATAATTGGGGGCAGGTGTTTTTTAATCCCCCTAAAGGCTACGTCAGTAATGACTTTGGACTAGGCGATGCAATCTCAGATCATTCGATGGAAGGTTACGAAAAGATGGTTAATGGTATGCACCTTAGCATTGCCGAGCTGCGCCATCACAGACAACCTCTCAGACGGGTATGATCGTGGGGATATTGCGAAAGGCTTGGTTGAGGATTTTAAGTTTTATTGTGCCTCTCCTGTTACCTATATTCGCAAAGCAGGAAGGGCAGTAATCTTTACAACAACAGGAATACTTTTACCGGATGTATGCCCATGATTGTAGAGTTTCCGAACACCAAGACAGAAAAGCTAATAGAAGACTCAATGGAACAACTTGGTAATTGGGTTGAGTCAGAAATTGAAAAGGGCGTTAGCCCTATAATCCTAATAGGTTTGATGGAGACTTATAAGTCTGCCCTCACGAACAACCTGTTAGTAGACGAGGACGAGTAAATGTCACAAGATCCAATGGCTGATATATATGGCAGAAGTCCTCTTCTTGGGCTTGAGAGCTTTTATCAAGGAGGCTTGGCTTCGCTTGGAGGAGGAAGTGCTGACGCATTTAACCGAGAGTCCCTAACAGAGGCTATAGACTCTGCAATCCAACAGGGCTTACAGGGTCTTCCTACTGCTGCTGATGCTGCTACAGGAGGTCAAGCGGGTTTAACTAAAAGAGTTGAAGAAGGTTTTAATACATTAGAAAACCTAATGAAAAAGCCTGTAGAAGAAATGACCGCAGGCGAACGTCAAATTTATGACGGTATTATAAACTCAGGTGGTTTTGCGCCATTTATTCCTTTCTTTAACAATACTACTAAAGATTCTTCTGAAAGCTCGGCAAGTGCTTCACAAGCCGCAGATGCAGAATCCGCAGACGCAACTATAGATGACTCTTCATCCCTTGACAGCACTGTCGCGGCAGACGCAGACCTTACAGGAAGCACAGATCAAACTGCGGCAGAGTTAGAGGCAGAAGCAGCAGCCGCAGCAGCCGCAGCAGCAGCAGCGGAAACAGCGGCAGCGGAAGAAGCAGCGGCAGAGGCAGAAGCGGCAAACGCAGGTCTTGATGATAGCACTTACACTGATGCTAATGGAGTGATATGGGTTTCTCAAGGTAGGCACCCTGTATCAGGAGCTTTAATTTGGCAAGCACAAAATCCAACAGCGCAAGATATAGCTGATGCGATTCAAAACACCGGAGGCTACACCTCTATTGAAGATGGAGGTCAGGGAGTAAGAGTTATTACAAGCGAAGGAGAAGTTCCGGTAGCCGCAACTAGCACCACAGATGATGGAGCTTCAACAGATGATACCGAGGACACAGATGATACCGAAGACACAGGCTCTATAGGTGATTTATTAAACATCACTCTTACCGGAGGCAGTTTGGTTGAAGCTGTAATTAACTCGAAGATTTATGGACCATTTCAAACGGACGATGTAACAACAGATGTAACTACTGATGCTACAGCAGACGAAACCATAGTTACTAACGGTGATGATAAAACCGTAGTTACCAACGGTGATGATGACGCAACCGTAATCACGAACGGTGATGATGATGGCGGTGATGGCGGTGATGGTGATGGTGATGATGGCCTAGACGGTAGTGACGGTAAGGATGTTAAAGACGCTACAACTACCACAGTAAATGATAATACTAAAGACACGAATGGTGATGATGTTAATGATACTGGAACAGGCACAGAAACTGGAACAGATAGTGGAACTGGTAAAAACGGGAAAGGTGGCAGAGGTGGCAGAGGTGGCAGAGGTGGTAGCGGCAAAAATATTGGAATGATAGCAGCTATTGTTAATAACACACCTATAACAGATTCAATTTTATTTGATCCAAAGTTTACAGAGATACAAAACGTAGAACTTGGAATGTTTGAACAATTCCTTCGTGCCGCAGGAGGCAGACGATGACATATTTAGAGGCAATCAATAATGTCCTACGAAGATTGCGTGAAGACCAAGCCTCTACCGCGCTAGAGTCTGACTACTCCGCGTTGATCGGAGACTTCGTAAATGACGCGAAGAGGACGGTAGAAAACTCATGGAACTGGGCTGCTCTTCGAGAGACTACAGTTATCCCTACAGTCTCGGGGACATCAGAGTATTCCATCACAGGCTCAGGTCAAGAGTGCGTGATTAAAGGCGTAGTCAATGACACAGCCAACAGGTTTATGGATTTACAAACTACGGCATTCTTTAACAACGTCTACTACAACCAAGATGTCACCTCGGGGACTCCTGTTTGTTACTACGTTTCAGGTGTAGATGATAATGACGACCTCAAGGTTAAGGTCTACCCTCAGCCTGACGGTATATACAACCTTCGGTTTGACCTTGCGAAAGGGCAGGGTGTTATTACTGAAGACTCTACTAAGATCAAAGTCCCCTACAACCCTGTGGTTCAGATGGCCTACGCTATGGCTCTACGGGAAAGAGGAGAGACAGGCGGTCAGTCAGCAGCGGAGCAATTTGCTGTAGCCTCTACCGCTTTGTCAGATGCTATTGCGATGGACGCTAACCGCTTCCCTGATGAAACTACATTTATGGTGGTATAAATGGCACAACAACTCCAAAGTATCACCATTACCGCTCCGGGCTTTGCGGGGATAAACACCCAAGATGCCCCGTTAGCACAGGACGCAAGTTTCTCTGCTGTCGCGGATAACTGTGTGATTGACAAGGAAGGTCGTATTGCCGCAAGGAAGGGGTATGAACTCCTGAATGGTAACGATCTTCTTGGCTCGTCTGACGGCGTAGAGTCTATGGGCGAGTTTGTTGCTGCTGATGGGGCTGTGACTTTCTTCTCGGCAGGTAACAACAAGATATTCTCAGGCACTACCACGATGGTAGATGAGACTCCTGCGTCTTACACAATCACAGAGAGTAATTGGAAGATGGTCAACTTCAACGACCACATGTACTTCTTCCAACGCGGCTATGAGCCTTTGGTGTATGCAGACCACACAGGCGTAGTTGTACCAATGTCCACACACTCCCACGCTACAGGCACTCCTCCCGAGGGGCATGTAGCTATCGCTGCGTTTGGTCGACTGTGGGTGGCAGACTTTGAGACAGACAAGTCTACGATCTATTGGTCTGACCTGCTAGACGGCACAGCGTGGTCAGGAGGCTCGTCAGGCTCGATAGACGTAACCAACGTGTGGCCTACAGGGTATGACGTTATCACAGCCCTAGCGGCTCATAACGGCTTTCTCATCATCTTTGGCAGGAACTCCATCCTTGTCTACGAGGGGGCTGACTCCCCTGCTAACATGACGTTATCTGATACAATCTCTAACGTAGGCTGTGTAGGTAGGGACGCATTAGTATCCACGGGTAAAGACCTGATATTCCTAGACGACTCAGGTGTTCGTAGTTTGTCAAGGACAATTCAAGAGAAGTCAGCTCCTATTGGCGACATCTCAAAGAACGTCAACAACGATATTAAGTCTCTCTTTGCGGCAGAGACAGGGAATATCAGCATGCACTACTCGCCACGACAGGCGTTTGTGTTACTAAACTTCCCAATATTGGGTGTGGTGTATGCCTTTGACACACGCTTCCCCCTACAGGACGGGAGTTTTAGGGCGACTACTTGGTCGCATATCAACCCCCTTTGCTTTGCGGAGACTTCTTCTGAGAAGCTATACCTCGGGGTAGCAGATGGGATTGGTGAGTACACAGGGTATGAGGACAACAGTACAAGCTATCAGCTAAGTTACTTCAGTCACCCCTTGAGCTTTGGTAGTACGTCAAGCCTAAAGTTCTTAAAGAAGATTAACCTCACTACCTTTGATGGTGCTGAGGCCACGGTCGTACTCAACTGGGCGTATGACTTCTCAGGTAACTACAGGAAGCAAGCCTATGTACTGCCTCAGTCTAATGTTGCTCAGTACAACATCTCAGAATTCAACACAGACGCTGAGTATTCATCGTCTATTGCATTGATTAAACGCAAGAAGATCAACGCTTCGGGGCAAGGAACAGTTGTCTCGGTAGGTGTTGAAACCACAGTGGAAGGCAACCCTATTGCCTTACAGGAAATTGATATTCAAGCTCTGATGGGAAGGATAGTCTAATGTCTAACTATACCAAACTTACTAACTTCGCAGCCAAGGACGCTTTGGTTAGCGGCAACCCTGCCAAGGTTGTTAAAGGCTCTGAAGTCGGAGCTGAATTTGACGCAATCCAAGTGGCAATTGCAACCAAGTCTGATGCAGCGTCACCTACTTTTACTGGCTCAACTACAATGGATAACCTGACAGTGAGTGGAACTTTCACAGTCGGTACGATTGATGGAGGTACTTACTAATGAACTGGGATGAATTTTTTGGAGGTCTGTTTGGAGGTACTGCGGGTAATATTATAGCCGGGATTGGCGGCGCAGCCGCTCAAAACAAAGCTATTAAGGATATTGAGGAGGCAGGCCAACAAGACTTCTCAACTATCTTTGGTGAAAATTACCAAACTCCTGCGGGAGGTTTAATAGGCCAAGCTCAAAGGGCTACAGAGTTTAAGCCGTTTACCGTAACAACTCCTACAGGCACAGGGTCTATTGGTGCTACGGGTGGTTTAAGTTTGGGCTTGTCTCCTGAGCAACAAGCCATGCAAAAACAACTAAGTGGTTTTACTACTAGCGCGTTTGACACTTTGGGAAGCGCCGAGTCTCGAGCTGAAGAGCAAGCTAATGTTCTTGGCATGCTGACTCAAGACCCTTCTCAAAGAGCGGCTCGCGAGCAGGAGATATTCGGTCGCCTACAGGCTACTCTTACACCCGAGCAGGAACGTGCAAGGTTAGGGCTAGAAGAGCGTTTAGCAGGTCAGGGTAGGCTAGGGGTTAGGACTGCCATGTTTGGCGGTACGCCTGAGCAGTTGGCCTTAGAAAAGGCTATAGCAGAACAGCAAGCAAATCTTGGTGTCAGCGCGATGGAGCAAGCTCGTCAGGAGCAAGCCCTACAATCACAGCAGACCCTACAGGGTTTGGGTGAGACGCGGGCTAGGCTAGGACTTCTTGGCGATCTAGGTCTTCAGGGTCTTGGCGCTTCTTACCTGCCACAACAACAACTCCTTGCGGCTCTACAGCCTTCTTTAGAAGCGTCTCGTATTGGTTCTGCGCTACAATCTACAGGGGCAGGATTACAGGCACAGCTTGCAGAGTCTGGGCTAGAAGCTCAACTAGGGTATAACGCACTAGCCAACGCTCTACGTCAGCAGCAGTTCCAAGGACTGTTTGATTTGTTGAAGGGCGAGCAGCAAGCTCCGGCGACCAATAAAATTACCGGAGCTATGGGCGAAGCCTTTGCTCAAGCCTTAGAAGCATTGCAAAAAGAAAATGCAGCAAAAGCCGCAGGCGCATTCATTTAAGGAGTTAAACAATGGCTATAAACGTACAAAGCCTGTTCGCGGACATCATTGATACTCCTGAACAGCGTCAACAGAAACTACTCCAACAAGGCGTGGAGCAGGGCAGGCTACTTGCATCCGGCCTTCGCGGTCGTGCAGCAGCATTAGCCCCTCTTGCTCAGGTGGCGGGTCAGCTTGGCGTACAGCGTAGTGAAGACATCCGCAGGGCAGTG